GTATTACAGCACTAGCACCAGCAGAAGATGATAATGCTTGGTTTGTTACATCTAAAACATTTGATACTCCATTAACATCAGTATATATCTGCAATGTAGAAGCAGGACTTGTAGTGCCTATACCAACATTTCCTGATGAGTCGATACGCACTCTTTCTGTGTTGTTTGTAATAAGGCTCAAGATGTTAGACGAGCCACTACCTTCGATAGCTGCTGTTCCACCGCCAAACCTAATTCTCCGAGCATCGTCCAGCCTAAGGTGACCGCCCGATATATCTAATTTTTGTGTAGGACTACTCGTACCAATACCAACGTTGCCTGATGAATCTATTCTCATGCGTTCTGCAATTGTGTTATTGTTGTAGGCTGACCCTGATTTTGCATTAAATGTAATAACACCTCGCCAATCACTTGAAGAAGCCGCTTGCATTCCAATACTGGCTACATAATCTGCCGTTTGTCCACTATCATCACGCATAAAGTAAAAAGGAGTTTCTTGCGATATAGTAGTACTTTTAATTGCAACATTGCCTTCTTGTATTACTAGCTTCTCACTAGGCGAAGTCGTACCAATACCAACGCGTCCTGATGAGTCTATGCGAAGTTTTTCTGAATCACCATTAACAGTAAATTGCAGAGAATCTGTTGAATGGTTGTAGTATATTCTTGATTGATTGGATGCAGATTGGTCATCAAATGCAATAAAACTATTTCCTGTATCTGAAGATTCTAATCTTATACCTGCACTTGCTACTGCATCAACTACATGAATTTCTGAAGCAGGACTAGTCGTTCCAATTCCCAATCTCTCAGCACTTGCATCCCAAAATAATGCTTGAGTTGTGCCTGTGTCGTCATAGAAAGAGATGTCTCCTGTGGCGTGGTCAAGGTTGAAACGAGAAACAGGGCTTGTTCCAGCATCATCTACAGTCTGGATGAAGAAATCCCCAACCGTTTGACGCAATCGTGTATTATTTCCGACTACATCAGTTTCGATAAGATCGACTTGCGTTGAAGAGCCTTGAAATGTTCCAGCCCCATCAACAGTCAAACCAGCAGCAGTTACTGTACCTGTAAAAGTAGGGCTTTCTTCATAATTAGAAGTGATAACCCCTGTTCCTGAATCATAAGAAAGAGCGTTACCTGAAACACTAATTGCTGATCTTGCTCTAGCATCAGTGTAATAAAGGTTGGTATTCTCAGGAACTATGCTTGTATCTAGGGTAGTAGCTACAGATTGATTTGAGCCATTGCCATAGAAGATCTTGCCTGAGTTTAGGTTTGGTGTTGCATTAGTTCTTCCTGCACCCTGTACACTAAATGTCATATTAGTGTTAGGGCTAACTCTAACTACCCTACCTAAGTTTTGAATAAGATTGCTTTCGCCTGTTGGTGGAGTATTTGTAACATTACCTGCTTCTGTGGCACTAATATATAAGACATCATTGACGCTTAATGTCACTCCAGTTTCTATGTTATTTGAACCTGAAGTATCAATACCATCTAGTGTACCTAGAACAGTCATTTGTCCAGTTGCATTATTATTAATATCGGCTCTTGCTATACCAACCGCAGGCATGGTTGATGCACTATTTGCTTTTGCTAAAGCTACTGTAGGTGTATTACCTGATAAACCTGTAACATAAACTGCTTGTCCTTTGTAGATGGTGCTTCCTGTAGTATTGCGAATAGGTGTTTGAATTGCACCATCAATATCACCTATTACTTCATCTGTAACTGTTACGCTATTGAATGTGACATCATCTGTCGTACCTACTGATTGTCCTATAGAAATAGTACCACTTGAGTAAGTGACACCAGTACCGCCTGATAGATGAGAATCTACTAAGCTATCTGCATAATATAAATTAGTTGAACCTTGAGAAAGATCATCGGTGTCATGATTAGCAAGACTAGAAACTGTACCTGTAACATTACCAGTTAATGCACCTTCAAAAGTGCCTGCAACAAAAGTTTCTGAGCCAACAGTCCATTTATCATCTGTTTCGTTCCAAAGAAGAGTTTTATTAGTTGCATCTCCTCTTTCAATTTCTATACCTGCATTTTCAGTAGGTGTGCCTGTAGCGTTAGAGTTAAATAGAATGATGTTGTCTGCAAGATTAATAGTTTCAGTATTAACTGTAGTAGTAGTTCCTGAAACAGTAAGATCTCCTGAAACTATGACATCACCAAAGGTTACATTGTCGGAAGTTCCTACTGCTTGACCAATAGAAATAACACCAGTGGTGTTGTTATAAGTAACTCCTGTACCACCTGAGATTAAACCCCTAACCTCTGCATCAGTTCTTTCTGTAAAGCTAAATACGCCTGTAGTTGAATTGTAAGAAAGATCACCTGAAGCAGATACTAAACCCCTAACCTCTGCATCAGTTCTTTCTGTAAATGATATTACTCCTGTGGTGGAGTTATAAGATAAATCGCCTGAAGCAGAAATAGCTGCTCTTGCTCTTGCATCTGTGTAATAAAGATTAGTGCTGCCTTCAGCTAAATCGTCTGTATCGTTGTTGGATAAATTATCTTCTGTAGCTGCAATAGTTAAAGTATTAGAAACATCATCGTAAGTAAGTGTGACATTGCTGCCTGCAACTAAAAGACTATTAACTCTGTCATCAACTCTTTCGTCTGTGAAATATAAATTAGTTCCTTCAGTTAAGTCTGAGGTGGATTTACCGCTAAAAGCAGAATCAAATCTTGCAGTTGTATAGTAGAGGTTTGTACCCTCAGAAAGATCTGAGGTTGAATGATTGGCTATGCTTGAAACTGTACCAGTAACATCACCAGTCAAATCTGCTGAAACTGTATTAAAGGTAACATCAGCAGTTATGCCAACATCTTGACCAATAGCTAAAGTAACTCCATTACCTGAAGCAGTAGAGGTAACACCTGTACCGCCAAGAACTGAAAGTGTTTCAGAATCTAAGTCTATAGAAATGCTTGTAATGCCATCTGTGAGGTCTAAGTCTTGAGCTGTTACTTGTGCATCAACATAAGTTTTAATTGCTTTAGAAGAAGCTAGAGTATCGTCTGAAGCAGAAACAGATGTGAGATCTGTGTCCAGAACTCCTGATTTTAAGTTATCTACTTCTAAGTTAGAAATAGTATTGCTATCTGCATCTATAGTTTTATTTGTTAGTGTCTGTGTATCAGTAAGAGTTACAACTGAGCTATCAATAGCAATAGTTAATGTATTTAAAGCACCGCTAGTATCTATACCATTGCCACCTGCAATAGTAAAAGTTTCAGAATCTAAGTCTATAGATAAAGCTCCACCTGTGTCGCCTTGAAAGTCCAGATCTTGAGCTGTAACTTGACTATCTACATACGCTTTAATTGATTGTTGTGTAGCTAATGCAGAAGCAGAATCAGAAGATAAATCGTCTTCATCTAATATTGTTGTAACTGTTTCACCAGAACTAAAAGAAAGAGAAGTAATGGTATTAACTGTGCCACCATCAATATCTACAGTGTTTGAGGTAGTTATTGATACTGGTAAAGTAATCCATGCATTATCAGCACTGTTTCGCATTTTGAGTAGATTATTAGTTGTATCCACCCAAAGCATGTAAGCAGTAGTAGTTGTTGGCTCTGTAGCTGATGCATTGTTAGAAAGTATTGCTGATAGAGCATTATTTAAGTCTGCTCTAAAATTAGCACCAGTCTGATTTGCTATATTATAATCGTGAGTTGCCATTTAAAATCCTCTTCCCCTATTGTAGTTTATGTTGGTTGTGTAGGAAATACTACATCATCAATATTGTCGTTCTCTGTGTATTGAGATGGTAAATCTCTTAATTGTTGCCTGTAAGTTGCCCACTCTGCTTTCTTTGCATCAGATAAAGGCGAATCAATCATTTGTGTCCAATCAGATCTTCTTAGTCTAAGATCTCTATATATTCTTAATTCTTCTAATACTGGAAGAATCGAATCATTATTACCATTGACTATTTCGCCATTAACAACTTTAGAATTCTGTATTAATTCAGGATGACCTTCTATCCATTGCAAACCATCTTCAGGACAAGAAACATCCTCAAGACCTTCTTGCACTGTTTGGCAATGTTTTATATTGCCTTCTGAATCGTACCAACTTATCTGTTTCATCATTTGTAATTCACTATAACTTGTATGCCACTTATGCCATAACTTCTAGTGCTATAAAGCACTCCAGTTCCATTAGTTTGTAGCGTTACTCTATATTGATAATAATAATCTGCTGTATAAGCATCGTTAGCAATAATAGATTGCAATGCTTCTCCTGTTTCACCCCTTGCTCTAATTGTTGCAATGGTTGAATAAGCAGCAGAACTTACACCACCGCTAGTTGATGCACTTCTTCTTTGTACTTGCAGCTCACACCAGTCAGCAGTAGAACTACCTGAGTTAGCATTAATATAAGTATTGCCAATAACAAAGAAAGTATTGCCTGTAGCAGATGGTGCTTGAAATACACCTGTAGTAACAATAGCTGTTTGAGCTAAATTATCTACATACCAATATCCGACACTACCTGTCGCAGTTGCAAATACTGAAGTTGCTCTATCAACCAATTTAACTGTAGTTACAGCATCGGTAGCAAGCTGAGTTGTATCTACGCCACCGCTTTTAATTATTAATTGACCGCCACTATTTTCTAAAGTAATTCCATCTATATTTAATCTTGATGCAGATAAAGTTCCTGTTGTTATGTTGGTTGCCGATAAATTAGTAACAGAAACTAATGAAGCATTAATAGTTCCTGTAGTTATTTTAGAGCCGCTTATAGTGGTTACATTATTAGCAATCGCAGTTTCTACATCGTTTGCATCAAAATCTGTATAACCTGCATTATTGGTAAGCGTTGTAATATTATCACCGCTTACAATAATAGAGCCTGCTGTAATTACACCGCTAACATCTATTCTTGCTGCTGCCACAGTTCCAGTAGTTATCGCACCACCGCTTATTGAAGTCACATTAGAATTAACTTGACCGCCATTAATATAAGCAGAATCATTCGTAAGATTAGAAACATTATCTCCGCTAACAATAATGCTTCCTGCTGAGATAACTCCTGAAACATCTATTCTTGCTGCTGCAACTGTACCAGTAGTTATAACTCCACCACTTATTGAAGTCACATTAGAATTAACTTGACCGCCATTTATGTAAGCAGAATCATTGGTTAAAGAAGAAACATTATCTCCTGAAACAATAATAGATCCTGTAGAAATAATGTCTGATACATTTAGTCTTGCTGTAGCTAAAGTTCCTGAAGTAATACTTGCAGCAGATATATCACCAAATACTCCTGAAGCTGAAGTTAAACTTCCTGTTGCTATTTCTGATGCAGTAATTGTGTTTGCTGTAATTTTTGCTGCTGTTACTGCATTAGCAGCAAGTTTGTCTGTAGTTACTGCACCTGTGTAAAGTTTGTTTTCTGTAATTGCTCCTGCTGCAATGACATCGCCCTGAATTGCATCCACAGCTATCTTGGCATTGGTTACCGCATCATCAACCAGTTTAGCTGTAGAAACTATTGCATCTTTTAAATCTGCTTGAGCAACTGGTGCAACGCTAACACTAAAAGTAAGAGTTGCAGCATCGGATTCTGAGCCTACTGAATTGATAGAAGAGACGGAAGCAACATAGTTAGAGCCTACTGGTAAGAAATTACAATCAACAAATTCATCATCAACAATCTTATTAAGTAGTTTGTTGCTTGAAGCATCTACGATAGAAACCCTGTATTCGTAATTAGGAAAGTCTGTTGGTTCGTTCCAAGAAAGAAAAGGTCTTCCTGTTGAGCTGCTATTAGAATCAGTAAATGCTAATCCTGTTGGAGCTTTAACCTCAAATCCTGCAGGTATTCTTACAATATTTTCTATGTTTTCTTGTGGCGGTGCTTCCCAAGTATAAATGTCCAGATATTCAATACACTGCACATCCACTAATCCATTAGGTTGTAATGCCATTGCTTCAACTCTAAATAGCTTTCCTGTAAATCCTACAGGTGTATAAGCAACAGTAATGACATCTCCGACTTTAACTTTGTAAAGCTCTGGAGTACCAGTAAAGCTAATAGTCATTTGGTTTCTTGATCTACCAAGTATTGCTTCACCCATATTGTAAGCAACGTACTTATTAACTATATAAGGAAAATCTACAACCAGTTCTAATTCTTCTCCACCATCATCTGATTTGTAATTAGGTGTCGCATCATGAAATACAGTGACTGTATCCATTTCGTATTTCTTTAATGCATTGAAAAATTGAACTACTACTTTGTTTGCTTTTTCTGATTTGTTTTCATAGCTGACGGTTATGCCATTATCGCTAACAATATGGTCATCTGTAACTGTGAATGTAGAGGATGCTGTATCTTCTAAGGTTATTTCATATTTACCATCTATGTAGTTAAGAATACCTCTCATATTGCCTAAGAGTTCTTGTGTATTCTCTAAGACATTTTTGTTGGTATCTACAACACCATTACAATGAAATCTTTTTACCTTAACTAATGCAGTTCCAGATTCATTGGTGTAATTCGCTGAAAGAGTATCATTAACAACTACCTGATAGGTTGGATTAGCTGCATCGTATTCTTGCCATCTAGAAGAATCAATAATATCTACTGCATCAAATTCGGTAGCAGCACCTGAATCTACTAATGTTAACTTTCCACCAACTTTTGAATTTGCCCAAGTGGTTGCATCAACGTTAATAAAATTATTTCCAGACGTTCCAGAGAACGTAGCTGAAGATGCTGTACCGTCATAATCTGGAGTATCTTCTAATTCGTCTGATGTGCTTGCTGCGGTTTGAAATGATTGTAAGTTAACCGCACTGCTCGCAAGTCCTTTACCGTATTCATCGTCTCTTAAATAATCCAGCAAACAAAGAGCTGCATTATCTGACCATTCAAACGTACTTGGTGTGTCGTACCTGTGACTACCAGAGCCACCAGATATTGAGCCATCCTTTCTAGGGTCATAAAGTTTTTTACCTCTAACAACTACAGTGAGCTGCGGAATGCTAGAAAACATTCCTCTACTATCATATTCAAAAGATGCTGCAATATAAGCAACTCCTCTCAATCTATGGTTTGTAGTCCATTCTGTAGGAACTGATGCATTAAGCATGGGGTCTGCTGTTTGATCGCTTGCTCCGTGATGAGCATTAAAAACCATTCTGTATCTTTTTGTTGGGTCAGTTCCTTTTGGTTTTGCATTTTCTTCTTGCACCCTTCCCACCTGAGATGCTGTACATAAAGAGCCTGCACCAGAAGCTATTTTATCTGAGCCTGCATAAAATCCCTGTCTAAATACTTTCGTATCTTTAATAGATACACCATTGATTTCAATAGTATCTAATTCAATCTCATCTACTTCTCCAACCGATAAAGCATAGACCACAAATAAATCTTTACTTCTGCCATCATGAGTATGTAAAAAAGCTAGAGTAGAACCTACTCTTCTTCTTCCGTAAATGACTGGTATCTTTCCACCTTGAGCAGTTTTTTGACCTAGAATTGCCTGACCTTTTGATAAAAGTTCTTGACCTTGTCTGTATGCTTTAACACCTGTTCCAACAGTTATAACAAAAGCTGCAAAATCTATATATGTTTTATATTTTGCATAAGTTGCTGCAACTGCTTGAAATACTCTTACTACACTTTGCCAAACCATTAGTCAGCACCCCATCTAATATCTTCTTTTGTTTGGTCTGCATATTCAAAACCAACATCTCCAGAATAAACATTTTGTTGAGATTCATCTGTAAAATGTCTTCCCTTTTTTAGATTCCAGTTTGCCCAGTGATTAGAAACTTGCATAGTTAGATTAGACATATTTCTTGTTTCTTGTATTGATACAGAGCTAATGAAACCAGAAAAATAAGTAGTAGCATCTACTAATGCTTCATTGCTATCAAAGAAGGCAATATAAATATTACAAGTAACATTAGTATAATCGCCGTTTTCAATTAAATTTCTAACATCAGAAGTAACATTAGATAACACAATATTTATTTGTTCTGATTTAGCTTCTCCAGTTTCTGTGCTTGCATCAATAGAAACATATTCACCGCCTGCTTCATAAGAATTAGAATCATAAGTGATATCGCTATAATGATTGGTTACTCTGAAAGGTGTTGAAAAATTAAATTCTAGAAGAAAAGCAATTTTATTAGCATCGTTTGCTATTTGAGTTTGCAAACCTGAGCTAATTGATCTTGCCATTATGTGATAACTTCTCTTACTTCAAACTGTATGCTGTAAAATCCAGATGGGTCTGTAGCAAATAAAATTTCCTCAGATGTGAGATAAACTGTAAAACTTGGTTTATTGACTGTGACCGCTTCATTATCTGCTAATGTTGTTACAAGATTTGGTTCTATTAATACTGTAGCAGCTCCAGTTCCGTCAGAATCTACGTCTGCTTGAACCATATAAACCTTTGAATGACCTGCAAAAGAAATAAGATCTCCTGCCTTTAAAACACCAGATGTTGATGTAGAGAAACCGTCTAGGTCTATTGTTCCATCTGAAGCTGAATGAGCTGATACTACTTGTATATCTGTTTCTGCCTTGTCAGCTCCTCTATTATCTGTTGGATATTGAATAGTAAAAGTTTCAAATCCACCTTTTTGTTTTTGTAAAAAGGCAAATACATCCATAGCATTATCGTATTTTAATGGTGGCATCTGGACTGTGAATGTGAAATATTGTGAACCTATTTGCCTTGCCACCCTTCTACCAGAAAGACTGTGATTCATGATCACTGGTCTTACGTTTTTAAATTCTAATGCCCTAAACTTAGGACTTGTAGGAAAAGCACCACTCATACTACACCCATCTTACCTCTTTGATTCATAGCGTTATTGATAATAGCTGTGATCATTCCTTTTCTTGATGCAAGCAATTCATCAAATCCTGCTGCATCTACTGTTGATATATTAAAGTTTACAGTAGCTCCATTCATGCTTTGACCTCTTGTATGATCAATGACGGTTTCATTTGGATGTAGAATTGCAGGGAATCCACCCCTGCCATCTATTCCACCTGATCTAGAACCCATTCCAGTAAAACCACCGCCCTCTAAACTTGGAACAGATAAAGAATTGGTAAATGATGCTGCTTTAGAGGTAGAGCCTTCAAGCGTTGCACTAATATCTTTTATACTTCCTGTTACCATTCCAACTAATTTTTGAACTATGAATACATTGATTAATTCATTAAAAACAGCTCTAGCAACTGAAGTTGCCAAGTTTTTAAAGTCTAAAAATTGTTTGCTTGTATAATCAAAAAAGTTTTGAAATGCATTAGTAAGTTGACCCTCAATTGTGTCAGCAAAATCTTTGGTAATTTGTATAGCATCTTTTAAATCATTTTTAGTATTATTGCTTAAATCTTTAAGTGCATTATTTAATTTTTCTTCTATATCTAACTGTTTCTCTTTTGTTTGAATTAATACATCAATATCTTCAATATTTTGTTTATGTCTTTTTATATCTTGTTCGTATTTAAATGCACCAAATCTTTCATATTTTTTTTCTGCTTCAAGCAATAAATTTACTTGTTCTATACGTGATTGACTTAATTCCTCAATAGTTGTGCCAAATTCTTGAGAATTTTTATTGGCTATCATCATGATACTAACTAATGCAGCAAAACCAGTGGCAAGCAAACCAATTGGATTAGCCATGATTGCAACTTTTAAAGCAGCTAAAGCAGAAATTAAAGAAGGAATAGCTGTAACTGCTAAAGCTGTGACTGGAATAATTAATAATTCCATGTTTTGTGCTACATAATTAATTCCAGCAGCAACATTTCCAAATGCATTGGTTGAAGAATTAAAGTCTCCAACTAAAGTGATAAATTGAGTTCTAAGATTACCTATGGCTTGTCCAATGGTTGTGTTCATATTTGCAACAGTTTTGGATGTCTCTGCTGTTGCTGATATAAGTGTAGGCAATATATTTTGTGCTGTAATTTTTCCTGCAGCACCCATTTCTCTTAACTGACCAGTGGAAACACCCAAACCTTTAGCTAATAATTCAGCCAGAGCAGAGTTCTGCTCCATAACAGAATTAAGTTCATCACCTCTAAGAGTTCCAGATGCTAAACCTTGAGCTAACTGTCTAGAAGCGTTTGCAGCTTCAATAGCTGAAGCACCTGATATGATAAATGTATTGGCAACAGTTTGTGTCGCATCGGCAACTTGCTGCTGAGACAATCCCATTTCTTTTGTTGCAAAAGTAATTTTTGCAAACAAGTCACCAACCGCATCAAAATCACTTCTTGATTCTAATGCAATTCGTTTCATATGTGCCATAGCTTGTGCTGTTCCTTCAGCAGTACCAGTTAAAGCACCCATTCTGTTTTGTAGGTTTACAAAGGTATCTCCTGCTTGAATTAACTCTCTAGCACTAAAAGCAGCTATGATCTGATTTCTTAGACTTCTAATAGAATCTTGAGTAGAATCTATGTCTCTCTTAAATTTATTAAAAGCAGAACCTGTTTCGTTCCTTGCTGTTAGTCTAATTTTGTAATCAGATTTAGGCATTTTGTTTTTTAATTTCCTCTTGTTGTATATTTAGATAAGCAATCCAACCGTTAAATTCTTCTAAGGTCATTTCCTCAATTTCAGCAACAGTTTTGTGTAATCTTTCTGCTAGAGCATACATAGAATATAGCTGCTTATCTTCAGCTACTTTTTTTGCATCTCTCCTTGCGATATATTACCCATTATCTCAGTTGCCACTCTCACCAAAACACTACTATCGACATTATTTAATAATTTATTTTTATGCTCAATAGTAAAATACTTATCTCCATTTTCATCTAATGCTTTGTATATCAAAACATATACAAGCATCTCAACCTCATCATCTTTAGCAAGTTTCATAAACTTCTTCATATCAAATAAGGTGATGGGTTCACAAAATATTTTCATAGGTTGTTCGCCATCACCCCATTCAGGTACTTCAATAAGTTTTTGTCCTTTGCTCTTATAATGAGCTACTAGATTATCTATTGCTGACATTTTCTTATACTGTTGTTGATGTTAATGCACCAGAACCCTGCACAGAAATCGATGCTTCTATAAGACCATCATATGAAGCTGATCTTGAAACGCCTGTGACAATAGCCGTACCAGTATAATAAGTGTCACCAGATGTATCTCCTTCAGGATAAACATTCAATGTAACCTCTGAACCTATGCTTAAAGCACCTTGTCCATTGGTATCAGTTTCATCCCAGAACACATCTAAACTTCCAGAAAAAGAAGTTAGTGATGTTTTATAAGTTCTAGCACTATCACCCATTGAAGTATCTTCAAGAGTATCAGCAGATTCTTCTATAGAATAAGATCTAATCTCAGCTACAGAATTAGCTCCAACCTTGATAATACCTTCGCTACCTTTATGTGTCGCCATTTTCAATTACCTCGTCTTTCGACTTTTTAGAAGAAGATTTAATTTCTTTTTGGGCTGCTTCTTCTTTCCAACCCTTATTCTTTAGACTTTCAACCTTAGAAGGATGAGCATCTATAGAAACTTTTCCATTTGGACTAATCATTTTCATTTTTGTCTCCTAAACTGCTGTTTCAACATCTTGTTCTTGAGTATGATACTGAACCAAGAATGTCATATTTACGTAACCCAAAGGCTTTTCGCCTTCTCCATTAAAATTAATTTCAGTAGAATTGATGAATGCATCTTTTGCAATACCACCTAATGTTACGTCTGCCGATATTGCTTCTTCTACCTCTTTACATATTGTATCAATAGTATCGTCAAAGTTGATAGTAGCTTTTGCATAGCCTTCTACTGCAACTTCTAGCTCTCTCATTAATACTCTGTTTGTTCCTATAACCATAGGTTCTGAGCTTTCTGACTTTGTATAAATCACTAAAGCAGGTAATGTTTCAAGAGGATAAACCCTTGATTCAGTTACGTTAGAACCTGTGGTTGTTAAACCAGTTAATGTAGTTCCAAAGTATTCTCTGATCTGTTGTCTTACATGAGACATTTATACTTCCTCTAGCTCCATAGCTGTAAAACCTGTTCTGTCTGTTTGCACATTTACTATCGTGTAAGTTTGTGCTGCTTTTAATATATTTCCTTCTATATCAGTAACAGCACTTGCTGCTAATGTATCTCCGTAAGATGCATTAGGTGCATCTACGGTTCTGCAATAGGCAATAGGTTTTAATGCTTCCACTCCTATGCCTTCTTCTTGTTCTACGTATTCATTATTTAAGATAATGTTAATCGTAGAATCTACATCGTTTCTTGTATAAGTTGCAGTAATTGCATGACCATAATTGATATCAAGGTAAGCACTCATATCTGCTTCTGTCTCCAATCTAAATTGAGACATTATTGTTCCTCAAGCACAAGTGAAACCATGCCTGTGTTATCTGGCTCGACAACTCTGACTCTGAATTCTGTTTGTGCTTTTAAGACATTACCTTGATCTGTGGTAATTGCATCAACAACAATTTTGTCGTTTTGTGAAACATTAGGTGCATCAGAATATTTAATGATTGCTCTAGGTTGATGACCTGCAACATTGACCGATTCACCTTGTATGCTGAAATATTCTTGGTCAATGATGAGTTTTATAAAGACAGATAATCCATCATCTATAAAACCAAGAGTATCTATTAAGGGAAAATCATCAAATAAAACCCCAGTCTCGAAAAATGTTGCAGTTACTCCGTGTCCTGTTGTGGTATCAAGATAAGAAGTAAAATCTGCAGCACTTTCGATAGGTGGCATTATTTTTTAGCTCTTTTCTTAGGAGCTTCCTCTGAGCTTTCTAAACCCACGCTTCTATTTTCTTTTTTTGGTTTAGCTTTTTCAATGTGTGGAGCAGCTTTGCCATAAGCACATAGCTCATAACCTACGTCTTCAGGAAGTTCAACCACATCTCCTGCTTTGACTCTTTCGCCTTTTGCCACTGTATCTTGTGTAATTAAAAATTTTTTCATATTTAAGATGGGGGGATTACTCCCCCCATTCCAAGTAAGCATTAACTATTATGCACCGTCATTAGATACACAGAAGCTAACAGCATGTCTAACTGCTACATCAACTGTTTGAAGAGCAACGATTCTGATAGAACCAGTGTTAGATAAGCTGTAAGGGTCAACTGTGATATCAAGAGAACCATACATACCAATTAATAGATCACCAAAGTTACCAAAGTAGAAATCACCTGAAGTAACTTGATTTGATCTAACTACGTTGTAGCCATTCATTCTGCCATCTGGCTCAACTACAAATTGACCACTACCTGAATCTTTAGAAGTAGTTTTCAATGTACCGTAGTCAGCAGGCTTACAAATGTAAGACAAGTTGCCAAGTAAAGCATTGTCTGCTGCAACTGCAGATTCCATTCCAACGATCTCAGCGAAAGTTGGATTAGCTGCTGCAAATGTAGTTGTGTTAACACCAGAAGTGTTTTTGACACCTGTAGGCTGTCCTGAAGAACCAGAACCTGCTAATGCACCCAAGTCAATAGCGATAGCAATTGATTGAGTAAGGTCATCTCTGATCAAGTTCTCAATGTCTAGTGAGCTTTGTTGTAAAAGCAATCTAGTAACATCTGTGAAAGCACCAATCACTTTAGGTGACATGGTTACGCTTCCAGATGTGAACTCTGATTCAGAAGCAGCGTTTCCTTCAGTAGCAATCCAACCACCGCTAGAAGCAGCAGTTTTCTTGGGTATAACTACAGAGCCTTGAAGACCACGTAACATAGTTGCACCTGCAGCCATAACTGAAGATTGGTTTCTTAGAACGTCAATGAAATCTCCACCTTTGAAATCCTGAGGGATTAAAGTTGAATCATTAGAAGAGTTAAGATCTCTTCGACCCCATTGAGCTAGAACGTCTGCAGGAAGCATGATGCCTTGTGCAGTTGTTCTATTTTGTCTAGCAGCTTCTTCTGAACATTCAAATTCAAATGCTGCATCTGCTTGAGCTTTTCTGTCAGTTGGATTAGCTAAAGCTCTAAGAGCTTTTACTACGCTAAATCTTTTGACTTCTTTAGCTGTCATACCTATATCTGATGGTGTTTCTAATGGTTTGTCATTAGCGATATTCTCTAAGAGGACACCTCTAAATTCTTCCACAGAAATACCTTCAGAAATTGCTTTATCAGCTAGATCTCTTTTGTTGTGTCTAACAGCTAGATCAATGATCTCTTTAGAGTTTCTTTTGAACTCAGCTTTAGCTTCTTCAACAGTTTTAGATCTAACCTCGTCAAGATTAATATCTTGTTTAATTTGTTTTTCCATTTTTATTTCCTGTTTGAAATTAAGGTTAGTTTCAGAACGACCAACTCCGACAGCTTTTGACTGATCTGCAGGTACTGCAACTGAACTTACCTCTAAAGGTGTCCAGTTAGCTCTGTAGTAGTCTCCTTTGTCATCGCTGACACGTTCCATTTTATTTATTTTGTATCCAACGGATATATTCATTCGAATTCCGTCTTTTACATCTTCAAACACTTCTTGAGCAAGAGCAGATTTTCCAAATCTTACTACTGCAATTGTCCTCTTAGCAGTCTCGTCTAGTTTGAACTCTTCGATAACACCAATTTGCTTGGTCATATCATGATCTAATAGAAAAGGAGCAGTTCCGCTTGACATAAATTCCATGTCAATATCTTCTGCTCTGTGTCCTAAGACTTCTCTTCCAAAACTTCTGTCTACTGGTGATTCAGAAGATACACCAACTCTGACCCTGCGATTTTTTTCATCAATATGATCAGCTCTGGAAAGATCAATAGTTCTGTATCTCATAAGATCAACTACTTTTCTCTCTTCTTCCTCATGCATAGAATTCTCTTCATCCACTATTTCTACTGGCTCAGATTCTTCTATATCTTCTTTGTGTTCTTTAGCAAACGAGATAACAACAGAGTCATCGGTCTCATTCACTTCAAGAATATGTCTGTCTTGTTTACTATCCATTGTTAACTCCTTGTCGGTTGATAGTGTGCCTTCTTCTAATTTATCAGATAATGCCTTTTCTTCAATAGCTTCTTCAAACTCAATATAATTATAATCATGTTCTTCTAGCCATGCCTTAGCTTCATCTGGTGTAAACTTACTTGAATCGAATCTTATTGATTGAACTTCTGAGCTTCGATCTTCTAATATTCCATAAATAACGTGTATGCCTGAACCAAACTCATCATTATCTCTTGCAAATTCAACGTATTTATCTGGATTATTAATTCTTGCTGCATGTTCGTTGGGATATGGTCTAGCTTCGTACATTCTTTCGTCTTCTTTCTTTAATCTTTCAACAATCTGTCTTGACCAAGAATAGCCTTCGTCACCCGACCACAATGCCCATGCAATCCTGCCATTAGATGGATATCCGTCTTCTCCTTGAGAGAATCCTTCAGCTTGCTTATCTACTTCATGCCTTGAAAAGAAGCTATACATTCTTTTGACGGTGGATTCAGAAAGATTCTTTCCATTAACAATATCTCTTGCTCTAGCGATACCAACTTCAGTACCACCTCTGCCATGTTCTCTACGCCAATCTAAACCTCTTTGAGCTTCAGTGACCATTCCTTCAGTTGGTTTATAGCTCATCGTCATCTCCACCTTGTATCTTTGCTTCTACTGGCAACTTAGAGCCAAAAGGTTGATAGGCTAATTCGATATCATATTGTTTAGCTAACTCTATTTCTTTTTGATGTTGTTCAAATAATTCTTCTGTATCTCTTCCATAAGAAGCAGAAATATCAGAATAAGTAAGCGTTCCGTTTTGTAATCCAATCACGTTAGCTTGCATTTCTTTTAGTGGGTCTATCCAAGCAAAACTTCTTGGAATAAATGTTACCGCATTAGCAAATTGATCAACTTTAGAAACAGGAAGTTTAATATAGTTTGTTGAAACTGCCATTTCTAACCATGATCTGAATATTGGCTCAATGAAGTGTTCGATTACAAATTGTTGATAGATCTGATACATACTGCGATCTTCTAAAGCTCCTTGTCTGATAGAGCTGTAGTTCACAGAAGTTAAATCGTTAGAAAGTGAATGATAAGAAATGTTTAAACCAGATGCGATACTTCTAAGCACAGTTTTTGTGAATGATTCAAAAGCAGATGTAGGATGGTTTGGGTCAAATGCTCTAAAGTCCATTCCTGCAGGTAGTTGCTCAAAGACACCTGCTTGAGCATTCATAGTAGGACTGAATCCGTCTTCGTATTCACCATCACCAACGTAACCGTCACCATCTGGACTTACAAAGAATCCCATCTTACTTGCAGATACACGTGCTGCAACTACCTCTGCTTCCATATAGCCTGAATACATTTTGACATTAGCCATAGCTGTTGCAACCAAAGAAACACCTCTAGTTTGCTCTGCTCTCTGTGGTAAGAAAGCATGAATGATTTCATCAGCAGGCACTCTAATGTGTTGGTTCTTGTTTAGGTAGGTTCTTTCGTAAGGATGATCTTTATAAAGGTGATAAGCAATAGGTGTATCAAACTTATCTACTTCAACACCCATCTTGATACGATTACCAGTTTCTTTGTAGTAATCATTTTTATTTTCATCCAGATGATCTGCTTCTAAGAATTGAATTCTAAATCCAAAAGGTGATTTGAGATCTTTTATTTTTCTGATTAAAACTTCACCATCTCTGCAAAGAGATTCAATAAATATTTTCTGACAATCTAAGAATGTTAATCTTTTGTTAGTTGTGCAATTTCCTAATCTTGTCCATTCGTTCCATGCTTCCTCAATGGACTGGTTAGCTCTTAGGTCTAGCTTACCCATGTTAACAGGGTCATCTAGTCTCGCCTTAGAGCTAACTCTTATGCCATGCTTACCGATAACATTAGACACCATCAGATTTAAGTATCTAGCAATATAGCTATCGTTTCTTGCTAACTCTCTTGCTCTGTCTCTAAGGACTCGTATGTTGTCTTTTATTTCAGCATCAGCACTGGTAGAAGTAGTTAAAAAATCTGCAAATAATCTTCCTGCATTAGCACCAGAATAAGATCTTCTATAGGCTTGACGTTTTTTTGCCTTGACTTCAGTTCTATTAAAGATGTTGTTATACCATGCCATTATTTATAACTCTTAGGTGTTGTGACGTTGTGTCCAAAATTAACTTTTATTGTATTTCCAGAACCAAGACCGTTTTTGATTCTAGCTCTTTTTACTTCTCGTAAATATTCTGACTTATATCTATCTCTGAATGTTAAAAGTTCATTGATAGACATTCTTGATAATGATCTGCCTGCTATGCTCATGGATTGCTGATCCATAGTTGCTCTATTTTCAATCACAGCTTCAATCGCATCTAGAACTTTCTTTGCATGACTTCTAACTGAAGCAGAAGTAGTTGCATAGTTGTCTTGTACTTCTACAAAACCTTCTTCTAATTTAATTCTAGCTGAGTCTGAACTTCTGGTGATGTAAGAAATCCAGTTGTAGTTGCCTTTAGAATATGAAGAGGTGCTTGAGGTTGAAATTATGTATTCATCTCCTGACTCTGTTGCAGTCAAAGTAAAATTAGATGCAGTTGCACCATCAATTAAATTGAATTCATAAGATAGTGAGTAATCTGCTACTGGATAATCGCTAGCAAGATCATCTCTTTTCCATGCCCAGAAATCCCCAAGCTGTAATTCGCTAGGAACTTGAGTAGGATAATTTGTCAAATCAAATTTGTTAGCCAAACAAAAACCTCGTTTAATTTAGATATATCCAAGTAAAACACTATGGTCTATATGGGAAATGTCAAGATTATTTCCAAGAAGTAGCGAAATTAGGTCTATTTATGGGTCTTTTTAGTCTATTTTCATGTTTTTCTTGTGGTTTTGACTCATTAGTCAGTATTTTTTCTTCAATGATGTCAAAGTTGGGATTCAAGATGTAGATAGCTGCAAAATTGTAAACCAATGTATCCAATGCTTCGTTTCTTGGTCTAACTTGCTTCCAAACAAGAGTTTTCCTTCCTCTTACAAACTTTGTGATTCTTTTTTCTGCTGTGAGCTGCTTAAAGTATTCCTCGTCTAGATCTGAACAAAAATTTAGCGTTGTATTTTCTTTGTCGGTAGACAATCTTGCAAAAATTGCTTCTTTTGCTGTGTCAGTTCCAACTGGATAAAGAACAGCTTTATTTTTACCAACAAAAGTAGGTCTATTTGCAATTGCTTTACCAGTTTGATTTGAACCCTTGATTGCAAATACCCTTCTACCCTGTCTTGCTTTAGTGAATTCATAAACTCTTTGAGTATGATGACCACCAGAGTCAACGGTGCAACAAGAGATGGGAATCATTCTATCGCTTTCAGTTTTAAATCTTTTCTTGAGATAAGCATCTAAATCGTTCCAAACATTAAATGCATTTGGGTCTCCCCAAAGAATCTTATAATCCAAGACCCACGCTTGATAGTTTTTACCCCATCCAACGGTTTGTAATTCCAATCTATCTTTCTGAACGTCAACACCAGTAGTCAAAATTAAAACATCTTCTGGAACTGAGGTGTGATCATAGTTCAATCTACGTTCAAGAAGTGTTTCATACTCAACAGCTTCTCCTTGTTCTTCCCAAGTTTCACCAAGAGCTGTATTGACCCACGTCTTTAATGTTTCTGGATTCTTTTTAGATTCAAGAAATGCTTTAGCCATCTGACCCCAAGTTGACCAAACAGAATAAAGCTCTGAGATATGGAATCCTGCTGTTTTGAAACTTTCTGCTGTTGCTCTCCATTCACCATTCTTAATCATCCATTGCTTTTTAGATTCTTCAATGACTGAACCGCATTCTTCGCAGGCATAAGTAGCAGTTTCAGGCTTGTCTTCTTCCCAGACTACGTTTTTCCATTTCAAAACTTGCATATGTTGGCATTCTGGACACGGAACATAGTAATAACGTTTATCTGATTCTTCGAATGCAGCTTCAATTGCTGATAATCCTTTAATGGTTGGTGTGCTACACATGTAGATTTTGCGATTTGCGAAAGTCTTGGTTCTAGCAATAGCCAAAGATATAGGCGAACCTTCGCTTCCTGCAGAAGTTTCCCAACGGTCTATCTCATCCATTAAGAGGATTCTGATACTTCTACTAGCCAATCCACTTGGCGAATTAGACCCAACGATAGTACAACTACCACCTGCGAACTTCTTATGCATAGTTGTATTGCCACTATCTCTGCTTTTTGAGTCTTTTACACAGTCTCTGATCTTTTCTGTGTCTCTAATCATTGCTGCAAGTCTGTCTTTTGAGAATGCCTGACCCATAGCAAGAGTAGGTTGCACTATAAGCATAGGTGATGGGTCTTGATCTATGTAATATGCAATGGAGTTTAGCAGAATCTCCGTTTTGCCGACTTGTGCTGAGGTCATGACCACAATTCTTTCAATATTAGGGTCACAGAATGAATCCATGATGTCTCTTTGATATTCTGCCCTATCAGTTCTCCACTGACCTGCTTCAGCAGATGCTTCAGGTGAAAGTTTGCGATAGGTATCTGCCCAAGAACTAATCTTGAGATTCGGTGGAGCTGCCCATATCTGGTTCGTCTCCTGTATCACCTTTTCTATATTTCTTAGGTATTCCATTGTTTGCTAGTTCATCCAATGCTTCGTGAACTCTCTCCTTTATGACTTGTTCTGCTTCAGCATAGTTATCCACAGAGATTACTTGATGTGCAATTCTTGTGGGTAAAGCTATTAACTTTGCTCTAGCGTTAGATACATATTCAATCCATGTATCTTGTACCAATTGAGCAGGAATAAGATTTCCTTCTAACTGCTCTACTTCTAATTCTGCCTTTCTTGCTTGAGCTGCAGTAAGTTTGGTCTTCTCTTCTGCAATATCGCCTGTACCAGATCTTTTATGGTATCCACCCAGTTTTCTAAGGTAAGAAATGTAAGCAATCCTGCAAACATCCATATTTAGCGGACTTTTACCCATTTTAGAGGGCAAAATACCGTCTCTAATGAGTTCTGAGACTCTTTTAACTGATAAGTCTAAATGTTCAGCAACTTCTCTCTGTGTAGCCATACTTTGCTCTAATTACCTTAGTTGAGACAGACTGACACTAGGAAAATTCTGGGGTCGCGAATAACCCACATGGGTTACGCTAGAAGAACCTATGTATATGAATCTGCAGCTATTTGACATATCGCTTCATGTTCCTGCTTAATGCCTTATCCATCTTGGCTTTAACAATTCCATTAACTGTTTTGAAGAAGTCAAAGCGTTTTGCAAATCGTTGTGACTTGGCTAGGTTAACTACTTTCCTGATGCTACTACCACTTGCACCACCGCCCATCCGTTCCCAGATACCATACTTAGCATCTGGCATTCCCTTAGGAATACCAGTGAAATATTTTTCTTTATCTTCGAAGTACTTGGTTCGCTGTGCCTTAGTGATGTTACCAAACCTGTTGGTCTTGGTTACGTCTCTAGGTGTGATAACAAAGTTCTTCTCTGGTAGACGTGTGCTGCCTTCTAACATTGGCTCAAGATATTCAGCAGGTGCTTTACCTTTATTCCACTTATCTTTAATCAATACCAATGCAGACAAGTCTTTAGGTTTTGCTTTAAAGAGTATTGGTGATTTAACAGTGTCTGGTTTAGGTCTGTCTAACTTCTTAGCGAACTGACTTCTCAATGCATTGACTGCATCAACACCTACTTCATTCAATGCATCAGATACTATGTTTGGCAGATGTTTCTTTTGAAATAAAGTTAATTCTGCTGCTAATTCTTTAACGTTAGTTCTGATATCTATCTTAACTGTCATATCTTTCTCCAATGAGACTTACCTTTGAACTTAAGACCAAACTCATCTGCATATCTAAGCACACTACTCTTGCTGATATCCAAGCTGTTAGCCACATCATGTGACGACTTGCCTGAGTCAATTTGTTTCTTGAGCCATTTATAATCTAAATCAATAGTCTTCTTTTGTTTCATAAGTTTTCATAATGTTCTATTAGCTTATCCAGATACCATCTAGCCTTCTGCAGATCTTGTATGTTGGCATCTTTATATTTATGCCTATGCATGTACTTAATGATACTGCCTTCTAGATATGAAGGGAAGTTAGCACCCAATTGTTGTTTGATGTAATCGATGCATTCTACTCCACCGCTATTGTAATGTGGTGGATGGTTGACCATATCTTTCTTCATTTTTTCTCCTTCTTAGATTTATCTTTCTTGTTGCCAAATATTTTATCCCATGCTTCTGAGAACTTTTTATAATCTTTAATCTTTCTAGGTCTGCTACCTTTCCCAGTCATTTCTTCTCCTATTGAACTCTTTTCATTGTTAAAAATTTCCACAATTGCTCTATCTTACGTAGCTCAACACTTGGAATTCCTAAGCATTCGTATGCACCAAGATTTACCATTCTTGCTTCATTGTTAAATTCTTTGTTGGTACACCAACCCTCAATCAATATATCTTCAGAGTCTTCAACCTTAGAGCAAAGAATAGCTATATCGGATTTGAAAGCATCAAGACTTTTGAATATCAAATGACCATTCGGTTTAAATGTGGTTTTAACATCTATAGATATCTCTAGATACCACATATCTATATTTGGGTCTATGCCACCTTTGTGTATGTCATGATTGATTTGCAACACTTTAGCAACAGCTAATTCACCTTTTACTCCAATATAATCAATATCTTGATCTGTTCTTGACTGGTCTTTTCTTTGATTAGCTACATTAGCAGCTCTAGCTAATTGCCATCTTAATGATGCTGCTTGTTTGCATTCTGATGTTTCCTGTTTACTAAATCTAACTATCATTGCTTTTTACTTTCTTCACATACTGAAAGCTACTACCTTCAAATTGTTTAGCTAACAGAAGTCTCATGTCCATCATCTCTTTTGGTACAGCTCGCAATAGTTCCTGAATGCTAATGTAATTTGCATTAGGGTCTCCAGTTGTTGCTCTTGCTCTTGGTAATTGATAATCCATATCTGTCACATACCAGAGATCACCATCCCAATCAAAGCATCTGATATCAGCTTCTACTTCTCGATAGCCCTGATCTCTTAGATCTTTAATCAAAACGTCAAAAGCACGTTTCATCATATTGATCATTTCAAGCATCTTGGCATCGTCTTTTGAGTGATATGCATCTCCGTATAAATCACGTGCCTTTTTAAATTTAAGACGTAATTCGTTAGACACAAGCGATAGGACTCTTGCTTCACTTCCCCATAGATTGAGAAGATTAATCTCCTGTTGTTTGTACTCTTTTATCAGTCTCAGAACATGAGGACTAAATTCTTTCTTTTCTAATATTGTATTCTTCTTCCGCATAAAGTTTACTGCCCATTATTTACCGCATACTGCATATACCCTAAGGGTATATATGCAGAAATATGCGGAAAAATTGATAATTTATATGCAGTTTTATGCAGTTTATATGCAGTTTTATGCAGTAAATTATTAGTTAATTTCATCAAAATCGACCTTTCTTTTGTATTGAATAGATTGATAAGTGTCAGTTTTAGGGTCATGACATATATCATCAGACTCCTTCATTTTGCTTAAATAAGTCCTAATATTGCCATCAGACATAATTCCTTCACCTCTAACCTTCTTGACCTTGCCTGTTAGATCACTTGGTTTGAACCAGTAATCCTCTGAAGCACCACCATCTGCTACGACCTTTAGTGTCGCAAGATTAGTAAGTGCTTTATCTATCATTGCATGAGCTGCATTCATAGACTTCTTAATTTCAGGTTTATCTTCCGTAAGTTCTAAGTATCCAGATGTTAATCCGTCAAACCCATTTATCTGAGCTTCTACAAACTTAAAGTCCATAGTAGCCATGCCCATACCATCTTTATTAAGGGTCTGCTCAACAGTTACAAACATATCACCACCGCTATCTTCTCTCGTGACCTTAAATTCATAGTCCATAGATGCACCAAGAACAGATGACCCTCTTTGTCTGCCAAAGTTATTATGTCCTGTATGATGCACTACGATCACCGCAGCGTTGTATTTATGAATAAGACTATCTAACCTACTGATAAACAATGTCATGTCCTCTGTGGAGTTCTCTGAGCCACTGCCGTAGTTTCTGTTTAAGGTATCGAAAATAATACATCCGATTGAGCCTTGTTTTGCTTCAATCAAATCCAGTTCTTGCTTTAGTTTCTCAAACTCATCATCATCCAGAACTCTTGTTCCTCTGTTAGATAAGAACAAAGGACAACCGCTTAGATCATGCATTTCTTGCGAATACACAGCAAGTCTACGCTTAACACCTCTGAGACCCTCACCTGCTAACAGAACTACTGGTGCTTGAGTTGTCTCATAACCGTAATAGTTAGAGCCTTTAGCAATAGATGCTGCCATTGCGATAGCCACAAAAGATTTACCATCTTTAGGTTTACCAAATATGCCTAAGAGACTTGATCTCTCAACCACATTCTTTATTAACCATTCAGGATGATCTACTTCTGACATTAGCTTATCAGCACGTTCTAAATAGAAAGTTCCTTTAGGTCTTTGTAATGGATTGCTTTTGACATAATTCACAAACACATCAGAACTGCTAAAAATGCCTTTTTCTAATGCTTCATGCAGATCTTCTTTCTCATTTAATTCAACAGGTGGTTTAGCTTTCCAAACATTACACTTATGTGTCTCTAGATAAGTACCAATATCGTTAGCAAATCCAAAACCTGCATCATCATTATCTGGAAAAATAAATACATCTCTACCAAACAACGGTGACCAATCTGTTTTGCTCCATCCGCTAACACCGCCATGATGACAAGCTACTTGCCCTTCATATATCTTTTCTGCAGCTATTGCTGCTTTCTCACCTTCGACCAATACGACAGGTAGTGTCGCATCTCTGTTAGGTGTTAAATATAAAGGCAATTGCCCAGATGGTCTCTTCATGAGCCATTGATCATTCTCTTGTTTACTAAATGGACAATATTTTTGATAACTTCTTTTATGTCCCTCAGGGAATCTGAGAACAATAAAATTGTCTGCATACTTGATTTTAACTACCGCTTCAGTCCAGAGCTTTCTCAGCTCTTCTGAGGATAGTGATGCGGAAGGTTTAGACACCTTTTGAGAAGGGAAAAAATAAGTAGTGCCTAAATTTTCTCCCACATCACTAAAACCAAATCTATCTAACGTTTCTTTCACGTCTACGTCAAACTTATTTAGAAACCAATGAGTACCGCCACCTTCACGATTTTCAAAATCATAGAACTGACCTGTGTCCTTATTCAAGCACATGCTGCCCTTTTTATTCCACCTCATCTCAGAAGATGATTCAGATGTAGGCTCGCCTAATACTTCTAAGGCAACAGGTCTAGCTATTGATGCCCAGTCCTCGTTAGTCATCAGAATGGAATGTCTTCTGATTTAAGTTCCTCTGTCTTCGTTACCTCAGCATCAACTGCTGCTTCTTCTTTAAACCATTCTGGTACAACAAAACCGTCTTTTCTTGGTTTGTAGCCTTCTAGCTTAAATGTGTGTGATGCACTGTCATAACCGCTTTTGGTTTTGAACGTCTCTGAGCCTTTATAAGAGAAGACAGGTAGATTGGGAAGGTTATTCCTAAAATCATTTCTGATCTGCTCATACATGCTCTTGAATGCTCTCACTTGATGTCCTGCCATTGTCTCTAACAATACTGGTTTATCTTCACCATGAATCATTAGCCAAACACTAACAGCATCAGACCAACCGTCTTTGTATAACTTAGAACCAAATACAGGTGACCACTCAAATTCATAACCGCCTGAGTATCTACCGATACCTGTTTTCATAGTTTCTACATCAACTTGAACGTAAGAAAGATCAACAGAATCTTCTCCTACCATCCACATTTTCTCTTTGACCAGATACTTTAAGAATCTTAAAGAACCGCCCTCAGAGCTGCTTTCATTGCTGAAAAAATCTTCACTCATACATATCTCCTATTAAGTGATTAGTGAAGCAAACGATCTTCACTTTGTAAATATAAATCCTCTAACCATTCGATGTTAGAGTTTCTCCAATCATGGTAAGTACCGATTTCAGTAATTCCCATGATATCGCATGCCAAACAGTAATTTTGATATCGCTGTTGGCAAAACAATTCAAAAGCATTGTCATACATTATGTACATGTCTGTAATATAACATTAAGAGACTCGAGAAAGTCATCAAAATCTCCAAACATTACGGTGTTGTTATTTTTAGGCATCCTGTCATCTGGACAAACAGCATGAGCAGGTATGACATATTTAATACGACCAGTGTTGTACTTATAGACAAGCACTGGAGTATGACTGTTTCCTGCTGCTTCGCATACTTGTGACCACCAAGAGCCTTTAGCAAAGTTGATTGGGTCTCCTGCATAGCATTTGCATTCAATCGCTAAGTTCCGCAAGTAGATATCAGCTTCGCCTTTTGTTTGATACTGATCTAGATTTCTTTTGACTACATCTTCATGACCAAGTTCCTCTAATCTTTTATTAATTAGATTCACGATCTTACGTTCAAATGCAGCACCCTTGTTTCTGCTATTTACCACAGCGTTGATTCTCCATGAGTAAACATCCAAACCAAGCTATCATCATCATGCGGTGATGTTGTATAGCTCTCAGTACCATCCTCATTAATTCTTTTAATAGAATCATCGTTATAAGTAACTGTCATAAATGAGCCATTAGGAGTATTTTCAGCATAAATGCTTTTAACACATTTACGCCACTTCTCAACTCTTATCTTGAGTCTTTGTCTTGCTACTTCGTCTGTGTACTCACTCATTTCCCAAGTTCCTCGTTACAAATACCTAGCTTGATGAAATGCCCTGCAACCTCACCGATAGACTTCTTGCGATGCTTGACTTTGTATTGCCACAAAAGATCATGAACATCTGGTTCAATCCATACTGCCCTTAGTTCCTTGTTGTCAACTTGATTATTTTGATTTTCTTTTTCAGTATCCATAAAACTCTCCTTCAAGAAGTATATAATAAAATTTGGGTAGCAACAAAACTCTCCTTCAAGATATACATATCTCCTACGTTGCTACCCTTCTAAAGTTAATGTTCTTACGTCTCACAATCCTTTCTGGTTTAGCTTCCACTAACTTTTCAGGTTGTGCCTTGTACCTAATGTTGCCCCATGAGATCTCGTACTCACCTGCAACAGCTTTCTCTGCATTACCCATCATATCCATGATCGTAGCCTGCAGAGCATCTCGTGCTTTCTGCGATGCTTTTATGTTCTCATCTAGTCTTTCTATCTGAGCTAATAAATTAATCGCTGTAGCAGGCAATTCTGCCACCTCATCTGGAATCACTTTCTGATACTTCAACCATGCATCATCAGAAGTTACAGGGTCATAGTAAGTCTTGGTATCGACTCTGTATTGAAAGTCTTCTGCAACTTGTTTCAGTTCCGCTTCAAAAGCAGGGTCTCTTTGATAGAAGTAATAATGTATCGCAGGTTGAATATGATAGAAGACAACCAAGACACCCCAGTTGCACCCAACACATTCGACCTGTGTCTTGAGCTGCTCCCATCCTCTCCAAATAGCAGGTTTACCGTCTTGCGGTGGATATGCTTTTGTCAGCTTGCACTCAATAACACCCATGCCATCTAAGTGAATTTCATCACCTTCTGGAATGTAAACTCCTTTATCTGGATTCTCTACATACGTCAGATCATCTGCGATTGCAGTTCCATCTAAAGAACATTCAACAGGGAAGAAGGGATGCTCAAACTTCTGACCAAACTCCGTTTTTACATCCCTGAGATTTAGCTTCTCACATGCATAGCGAATGATATGACCTTCCATGAAATGACCTAGATTAACTGCCACGCTGTCTAGCTCCACTCTAACGTTCTCTCCTTCACTAGCTCTAATAGCTCTGTCTATAAGCTCTTGTCTTGAGCCATAAGGACTGTTGCCATTCGCTTGAGAATAAGTGCTTGCACTTAATCTATCGTCTCTGGTTAATTTACCTTCTTTCTCACCCATTATTTCTGCACCATAAAGAAAACAGCTCCAATGAATAGTAAGAAGGTAAGTACCGCTACAAATTCTTGATCAATCATCCTTTTATCCTGTATTGATGTGGCACATATCTCCAAGCAAGATAATGCCTACGTCTAATTTTGTATGCTTGGTACAGCTTTTGTGCAACCAAAGTTGCGATTATTCCTAATGTAAAATTAACCATGTTAAACCCCCTTTCTGTTTTTCTGGTTAGTTAAATGGACTTTCCTGATAGCCTTCATGTAATCAATCTCAGCTTCCAGAGATGCCCACAGTTCATCTTTGACTTGCTGCTTATCTGTTGCAGGTAAGTCACTAATGATTGTGAATTCTGATTTCTTAGGCACATACCATTGATAGTTGTATGCCTTATACTTGGGACTAGGATTGTCACTAGGTGAGTTCTCACCCTTCCAATCCCATTGCACTACACCTTTGCTAGAGGTGAAATATAGTTCGTGGTTAGATGTGTTCATGATGCTCTCCTGTTGCAAACACATTCATCTTGTTTGTTTGTGTAATCAAATATCTCATTGATTCTTTTTTTAATTCTGTATCTAAGGATAGAGAACAATGCTCCAACATATCTTTGTAAACTTCTTTTTCAGAGAAACCAAGATTCAAAAGTTGCACAACTCTATCTATTGGTTGTTGGTTCATATTGATATCTGGTTTATTCATGATGCTCTCCTTAACAATAGCTCTTCAATCTCTGCTTTAGAAGCAGTAACCTTGTACACATTGTCAGTGGTGTAGACCAAAGTACCTTCGTAGCTATTGATAATACCTCTGATGCTTTCTGTAGGGATGGTGACATAGCCACCACCCCACTTGAGTAATCTGATTGATTTCATTAGGCTGCATCCTCTTGATAAATAATTCCCCTAACTTTACGAAGATGTAAAAGATCTTTATTAGATAATTTGTATAAAAAATTCTCTAAATTATGAGGATGAACATAATCCCAATAACCATCAAAAAAGTTGTTACCTCTCCATCCTGAAAAGCACCACTGATTAAGATGTTTGGCATAAGTTATATCCTTTCCATAAGGACTATCAGTTTCAAGAGATATAACTTCATCTCCATATAGCGGAAAATTTATTAGATCTTCAGCAATTAATTTAATTAGTATTGATTTTTTCATTGCCATTACGCCACCTCTCTTTCACTAAGAAGTTCATTGATTCTGACTCTTTTAACAGTTTTATCTGTTTCAGCATCGCCATATGATAGATCTCTGATAATTTTCTCAGCTTCTTCCTGAGTATTAGCTTCAATAGCAACATCAAGATTTACAGTGTAAGTGCAGTTAAATTTAAATTTTTTCATTTTTTCCCCTTTGAAATAATTAGTTAATAATTACTATTGTCCATATATTTATATATTTGTATATAGTTTTGATAAAAAAAAATAAAATTATTTTTCTAAGATATCTAAGAGGTTTTTGACCGCATCATTGTTCTTCATGTGTTCATCTTGGATGGTGATCTGCTTATCATCATGATCTCTGATAAAGACTACGTTCCGCAGCTCTAAAGAAACCAGAGCATACAGATCTATCGTGTTCTCCGGATATTGTCTGTCTTTTGCTTTGCTACGTCTCAGATCAAATCGCCAATTGATGCGATGGATTTCGTGTTGTGATTTGGTTTTGACTTGGCATCTATAGAATTTGTAATCGTATTCAAAAACTATATCTGCGATGCCTTGACTGGTTATGAATACTTGGTCTGCAACTTGGGCAATGATGCTTGCAGCTAAAAACTCTCCTGCATTACCTATGTGGTGAGTATGATGCAGAGCCATAAGAAATTAAGCCAAAGACTTTAATTCCTCTGAATTGAATATTGCTCTTCTGCCTACTTGTTCTGCGTACTTAGAATTAAGGAGTTCATCTCCAGCTTTCTCCCATTCTCCTAGTTCCATGAAAGCTCTGGTCTTTCTAAAGCTCATAAAAGTGTTGATGCCCATATTGAATACTAGGTCTATGCAAACCTGTTGTGCTTTTACTGGTAGGGTTGTCCAAATAGACCATTGCTTATCTAATTTAGCAACTGTTTCTTTAATATCGTTTTCAAGCAGGTATAGTGCTTCTTCCTCAGTTATTCCATTGCTCTCTAGGTTACGCCCCACCCCAATAGTTAAGTAATTTTGTTTGCAATGGTAAGGTTTTAGCACCATACCTTCAAAGTCTAATAAGCGTTTCTTGATTAATTCAAGATCAAAGTGTTCTTCTCTCATTTTGAGATACATTATCTGCCCTGCCCCCTATATTTTTTAAATTGTGCTTTTTTATTTTTTGGATAAGTGTTTGGTGAAGCACCAATAGATGTTCGTTTGGTTTTAGATCTTTGATAATCGTGAGTTTTTGTTACTGATTGTTTTGGTTTAGCCATTTTTATCAGGAGTATGACTTGCTCCAAAATAGAAAGAGATAACAGCACTCGCCAAACCGCCTAAATAGCCAAGCACTAAAGATACGATAGTATCAGAATTAGCATCAGGTGGTTGTAGCGTTACTAAGAATATATATCCTAAGAATCCAAGAATAGTTGCAAACCCCAAGATTCTAGGAGTCCAATCTCTATTGAATTTGGTTCTAGCATCTTGAATATCAGCAGTTTCTAAAGCAAAGATATCAACATCCAATTCCTTGAGCTTAATTTCAAAATCTGTTTCAGCTTTCTTTAGCTCTAACATTTGTTCAGGAGTAGCTTGTTGAATAGCCTGCTCTATGCTTTTAGCTTCAGGTTTACAACCTAATGCTTCAGCAACAATATTGGCTGCCATTCCTGCTAATGGACTGCCTAAAGCAGTTCCTATGGTTGGTGCTAGTGTGCCTATTAGATTTTTAATTTTTGCAAATTTCATGTGAATGCTGCTGTTAATAAAGCACCAAGAATTAAAATGAATCCGCCAATCATAATGTTAGTTAACTTCTTATCCAATCTTTCAAATTGAGTATCTAACTTTGCATCTAAGCTCTCAATACTAGCTTCTATCTTTTTCATTCTGTTCCAGTTTTGTGTCCACCGCTCACTGCATTGTACTTCATGCTTAGATAATTCTAAATGAACATCAGAAGCGGTAGCACGAGTAGACATTATTTTTTCTTGCTCCTAGTTTTAGGAACAGGTGCGGAAGGATAAAGATCTTTAATTAGATCTTTATGCAAGAAGCATAAGAAGATAATGAAAATTGAATTTGCGATAGTTAATACTTCAAACATTTATTTCTCCTCTTCAGCTTCAACTTCTTCTACAGTTAAGCTATTTTGAAAATCCAAGATACGATAGTTCTTATCTCTGTTAAGTCTGTTGTACTGAGCTTCTAGTTGTTGCATATCTCTTGCAATGCCTTGAAGTTCCGCAGCAATGACTAATTGATCATTGTTAAGATCTTCTCTTCTGTATTCCTTGTCATCTAAAGTTATGATGACTGGATTTTCGTTTACTTGTTCAGTTTTCTCCATTAGTTTCTCCTAAAAAGTTAAAAATTTATTATATATTAACTAACAAGAGTTTTGGTAACAGAAGTTGGATTCTTTTGGTCTGCAATATTAGCATCCAATCCATCTTTCAAACCCTGTACAGCTTCAGCACCCATAGCAGCTTCAACCCAACCCTGAACTTGTGAGCTTGTCACGCTGTCAAAGTCTGTGAAGTTAGATAGGTCTGAAGTATCAAGGCTTTGAGTACCATAGACTGAAGCAACATAAGGATTACCTTCTGCATCGACTTCAGTATCGGTAGCGTTTAAAACCCAGTGTACATTGTAAATCACATTGCTGTGACCTTCTTCGGATGGGTACACATCAACTGTGTTTACATTCCATTGGTAAGATATGCTCATAATTTTATTCTCCTTTAAGCGGTTCTACTATTACTTTACCATTATCATCAGTCCATTGTGTATCAATCATGTGTTGGTCTTGTCTTTCGCCAATTACCAACCAAGATACTGTTGCAGTTGATGATGTATTTTGACATTCAATGGTGAGAATGTTTCCTGAAACGCTGCCTTTAACAGCATCCCAATCTGATTCGTTTGAGGTAAAACATTGTACTTCTCTGTTAAGAGCTACAAAAGTTCCTTCGGTCATACCTGCTACAGCATCAATATTAACTGTTGCAGAGCCATCTACTAAATCTACTTTGCCTCTATATATTAAATCTGCTTGTGGTCCTTCAATAAATGAATGAACTAATTGGTGTGTATCTTTTTTAGATTCTAGAGGATGGTCAATTCTAAATGAACCTGAACCTTTAGACAATGCACCAACAATAGTCATGGCTTTATTGCCATCTATAGTTACTGCTGTTGCAGGAGCGTTTGTACCATCACTTGTTTTAAAAACAATACTACATTGTGCAGCAGCTGAACCTGAACTAGAAGCGATAACTTGTCTAAAGTTTGCTGTTGGATAACCTGTTCTGCTAAGTGTAATATAATCTTGCACATTTGCATTATCTGTACCACCTGCAATTTGTAATGGTGTTTGAGGAGAGGTTACTCCAATACCAACATTACCAGAATTATCTATCCTCATGCGTTCTGCTTCTGGAATTTGGTTTTTAAAAAGTATATTATTATTAGCTGCATTATAAATTTGTAAATCATTACTATTTGCAGCCATTCCAATAAAAATACCTTGACTAGCACCCTGATCTGTTTTTCTCATGAATATATAATTAGTGCCACCTGCAACTGTGTTTCTCTCTATGTGTAAGGTTTCATCGGGAGCCTGCGTACCTATACCAACTCTGCCTGAAGTGTCTATCCTCATGCGTTCTGTGTTGTTTGTCCATAAAGCGTAAGGATGGTTTGTTAGTGTTCCTGAAATACCGACAGAGTTATATGCTCCTACAAAATTAGTAACAGAATTGGTTGTATCTTTATATGCAATTCCATTTCCATTTGTATCAAAGACTTCTAACGGATATGTAGTAGGTGTTCCGCCTATACCAACATTACCTGATGAGTCGATACGCATTCTTTCAGAAGAGCCATTTCGGAAAATCTGAACGCCACTTGTCCCTGCTGTGTAATAGTTGTCACCATTAGCACCTGTATCAAAGATAGTGGCGTATCCACTACCTCCAACATCAGAAACATCTAGCTT